CCTAAAAAATTCCCCGGGGGAATGATATTTGAAATGTTTTCAAACCCTTTAGTCATAGTATTATCTATGGCTTATAGGGCTCGGGTACCTTTTAACAGTTTTTCCCTCTCCTTTCGCTGTTAAAAGTCTATAAGCCATATATAATACTATGACTAAACTGTTATATTTCTATTAGAAAGGGGGTTTGAAGTATGGCAAAGAAAAAAGAATCTCAGCAAAAGCAACCTACAAAAAAGATAAGACCTGCCACGACACCCGAAGCTAGAGAGAATCAGTTGATTGCATTGGCTGTAGACCTTGCTGAGAAACAATTATTAGAGGGAACCGCTTCATCTCAAGTTATAACTCACTATTTGAAGCTTGGAACGCAGAAGGAGAAGTTAGAAAGAGAGATATTAGAGTCAAAGAAAGAGCTTATGAAAGCTCAAACAGAGAATTTACAAGCAGCTAAGAAGATGGAAGAATTATATGCCAATGCTATCAAAGCAATGCAACATTATGGCGGCCATGACACAGAGGAAGAAGAGGACGACTATGACGATTACGAAGATTAGAACTTACAGCGAGTTGATACAGTTTAAAACCTTCTTAGATCGATACCGTTATCTTAAACTGAGTGGTACTGTTGGAGAAGAAACATTCGGTATGGATAGATATTTGAATCAACAATTCTATAGATCCAAAGAATGGAGAAAAATAAGAGATGAAATAATATTACGAGACGGTGCATGTGATTTAGGAATTCCTGACAGAGAGATACCAAGTCGAATAATAATTCATCATATGAATCCGATAACAAAATACGATATAATTAATAAAACGGATTTTCTATTAAATCCAGAATACTTGATTTGCACTATCAAAACTACGCATAGTGCGATACATTACGGAGATGAGACTCTGTTATTTCCAGATTTAGTAGAACGAAGTCCTAACGATACTTGTCCGTGGAAAAGGAGGTAGGTATGGACAGTATTCTAACGTCAATCAAGAAATTATTGGGTATACAAGAGGAATACACTGTATTCGATGCTGATATCATGATCCACATTAATACCGCCTTTGCTATACTCAACCAGTTAGGGGTAGGGCCGGCTGAGGGTTTCATGATAGAAGGTCCAGATGAGATTTGGGATGAATACATTAAGGATTATAACTTCGCAATGGTAAAAAGTTTCATATATATTCACGTAAGATTAGCTTTTGACCCACCAACAAGTACAGCGTTACTAGAAAGTATGAAACGCACCCTAGATGAACTAACTTGGCGTCTAGAAGTAGAAGGTCAAAATAGAACTTCCGATTAGAAAGGAGGTGACACAATGGATGACATAGATAAAACAACCTATGATGAGATTAAACACCACGGAATCAAAGGCCAAAAGTGGGGAGTTAGAAGATTCCAAAATGAAGATGGTACTTTAACTAAAGCTGGAATGGCTCGTTATAAAGATGAAGTTAACTCTAAAGAGCGATATATTAAAGAAGGAACAGAAATACAGAACATATCTAAAAATCAACTGAAATTAGGCAATGGTAACCATAAAGGTAATCGTCTATATGTATCATATACAGATTATGATAAAGATGAATATACAAGTCTTATGGGTAACTTCATGTATGGAGGAGATAGTGCATATAAAAATACTTTTGTTGTAAAGAAAGACATGAAAGTGGCTAGCGACCAAGACGTAATAAAAGCGTTTATAGAGATAGCCAAGAAAGATCCTATTGGAACAGCTAAAGATATCGCCAATGCACATAACGAAAATGCTATGTTCTTCAAGAAATCTGAAAAAACATTAGCTAAGAAAATTTCACAGTTAAACGATGATCCTAACGACCAGAAAAACATCAAAATGGCGCAAGATTATGTAGCCAAAGCCATAATGGGTAGTAAAGCTACAACTACAAATAATTTCTATTCGTATTTGACAAAGAAAGGTTTCGACGCTATAAGTGATACTAACGATAGAAAAGGTGGAGCGCAAGATCCTCTTATAATACTAAATATGGATGTAATCAAACAAACCGGATCTGTGCATTTAACGTCGAAAGATCTAGAAGCCTACTATCAATACACTATGGAAGATAAGCATACAAAACGTGCTAATGACCATACTAAAATTCAAAGATAGGAGGTGATAAGAGTGAACAACGAATTACAACACCATGGTGTCAAAGGTCAAAAGTGGGGAGTTAGAAGATTCCAAAATTCAGACGGTAGTTTAACAAATGAAGGAAGAAGACGATATTCAAGCGATGATTTTAAAGATGCTAAAAAGAAGGTAGACAAAGGAAAAGAAGTTGTTGATGGAGTCACTAAAGCCAAGAAAAAAGCAGTAGAAAAGCAACACGAACAAAAAATTAAAAAAGACTTATCGGAAATGTCAGATCAAGAGTTGAGAGATATCGTCAATAGACTTAATATGGAAGAACGCTATACCCAAGTTATGAAATCCAGAGGTTTAGAACAAGGCAAAAGTAGAGTGGATAAAATATTAGAATATGCTGGTACTGCATTAACTATAGGAAGCTCTGCGTTATCGATAGCTATAGCGATAAAAGAATTAAAAGGATAATATACGAAAGGAGAATTCAAAATGGCTTTGTCAAATACGGCTACGCCTATTTATTATGGTAAATTCAGAGACGCGGTCATGCGAGGAGAAATCCCAATATGCAGAGAGATCTCAATGGAGATGAATAGGATAGACGATTTGATAGCTAATCCTGGGATATATTACGATGACCAAGCGATAAACGGTTTTATAGATTACTGTGAACAGGAATTAACCCTTACCGATGGTGGGGATTTGCATTTACTGGATACATTTAAATTATGGGCCGAACAAATATTCGGATGGTACTACTTTGTGGAGAGAAGTGTGTTTGAACCGAGTCCCGATGGACACGGCGGGAGATATGTAACTAAAACGATAAAGAAAAGATTGATTAACAAACAATATTTAATCGTGGCGAGGGGTGCAGCCAAGTCGATGTATAGTTCGTGCATTCAAAATTACTTCTTAAATGTGGATACTTCGACTACACACCAAATAACAACTGCTCCCACTATGAAACAAGCTGAGGAAGTTATGTCGCCAATGCGAACAGCTATAACAAGATCCAAAGGACCATTGTTCAAGTTCTTAACTGAGGGATCACTACAAAATACGACTGGCTCCAAAGCGAATAGGATGAAGTTGGCGTCCACAAAGAAAGGTATAGAGAATTTCTTAACTGGTTCTTTAGTGGAAATAAGACCAATGAGTATAAATAAACTTCAAGGTTTAAGAACCAAAATAGCAACTGTCGATGAATGGTTATCTGGCGATATCAGGGAGGACGTTATAGGTGCGATAGAGCAAGGAGCGTCCAAGTTAGATGACTACTTAATAGTAGCAACGAGTTCAGAAGGTACAGTTCGTAACGGTAGCGGCGATACAATCAAAATGGAATTAATGGAAATACTTCGTGGTGATTATGTAAACCCTCACGTTTCAATCTGGTACTATAAACTGGACGAAGTGGAAGAAGTTAATAATCCTAACATGTGGATGAAAGCTAACCCTAATCTAGGGAAGACTGTAACTTATGAAACATATCAGCTTGATGTAGAAAGAGCAGAAAAAGCCCCTGCAGCAAGAAATGATATTTTAGCTAAACGTTTTGGTATACCGATGGAAGGTTATACTTACTTCTTCACATACGAAGAAACTTTGCCAATGACGAGAAAAAGAGATTTTTGGGGTATGCCGTGTGCACTCGGTGCCGACTTGTCTCAAGGTGATGACTTCTGTGCTTTTACATTTATGTTTCCGTTACGAGATGGTAGTTTCGGAGTAAAGACTCGTAACTATATAACAGAGAAAACTCTTAGAAAATTACCAGGGGCTATGCGTATGAAATATGACGAGTTCATGGCTGAAGGTAGTTTGATAGTTATGTCCGGAACCGTACTTGACCTAGATGATGTGTACGATGATTTGGATAACCATATAGCAGACAAGAACTATGATGTTCGTTGTTTCGGTTATGACCCTTACAACGCTAGAGCATTTGTCGAACGTTGGGAATCCGAAAATGGACCATTTGGTATCGAAAAAGTTATTCAGGGGGCTAAGACAGAGTCAGTGCCACTGGGTGAACTTAAGAAACTAGCAGAAGACAAAGCGTTATTGTTCGATGAAGAGTTAATGTGCTTTACTATGGGTAACTGTATAACTCTGGAGGACACTAACGGCAATAGAAAATTACTAAAGAAAAGATACGATCAAAAGATCGACGCCGTAGCAGCCATGATGGATGCTTATGTAGCGTATAAGTTAAACAAAGATGCTTTCGAATAGGAGGAATTCAAAATGGCATTAAGTGATAGACTACAACATGCCTGGAACGCATTCCTTAATAGAAATCCACAGCAGTATTATGGAAATGGGACTTATAGTTATTACCGCCCAGATCGAATGCGTCCAAGATTAGGTAACGAACGTTCAATCGTTAATGCTGTCTACAATCGTATAGCGCTAGACGTGGCATACATTGATATTTTCCACGCTAGACTAGATGAAGATGGACGTTACACAGAGCAGATCCAATCGTCACTTAATGAATGTCTTACATTGAGCGCTAATATAGACCAAACTGGTAAAGCGTTTCTACAAGATGTTGTTATGTCAATGATGGACGAAGGATGTGTAGCGATAGTTCCTGTTGACACAACTATCAACCCTCAACAATCTGGTTCTTATGATATAAATAGTCTTAGAACTGGAAGAATAAAAGCATGGTATCCGGAACATGTAACTGTAGAGTTGTATAACGAGAAAACAGGAAGAAGGGAGGAAGTTACGTTACCAAAGAAGATGGTGGCTATTATCGAAAATCCATTATTTGCAGTAATGAATGAACCGAACTCCACTTTACAACGTTTAATCTATAAACTAAACTTACTTGACGTTGTGGATGAGCAGAGTGGTTCTGGCAAATTGGATTTGATTATACAACTACCTTATGTTATTAAAACTCCAGCTAGAAAAGAACAAGCGGAACAACGTCGTAAAGACATAGAAATGCAATTAGCAGGTTCTAAGTATGGTATAGCTTACACTGACGGTACTGAGAAGATAACTCAACTTAACCGTCCAGTGGAAAATAATCTACTTAAACAAGTAGAATACTTGACTGGAATGCTATACGGTCAGCTAGGTCTTACACCTGAAATACTTAACGGATCTGCCGATGAAAAAGCTATGCTTAACTACTACAATAGGACTATTGAACCAATCATTAGTGCTATATGTGATGAAATGAAGCGCAAATTCTTAACTAAAACTGCGAGAACACAAGGTCAATCCATAGTTTACTTTAGAAATCCATTCAAGTTGGTTCCAGTAGCCGAACTTGCTGAGATTTCAGATAAGTTAACAAGAAACGAAATAGCGTCATCGAATGAAATAAGACAAATCATCGGATGGAAACCTTCTGATGAAGCAGGTGCTGATGAGTTACGTAATAAGAACCTTAACCAAAGCAGTCAAGAGCTTAAAGCGCCTGAGCAAATTCAAAATGAATCTGTGAAAGAGGAAGATAAGGAGGAAAAAGATGAGTAAGTATGACTTTAGTGGTTGGGCTACTAAGAATGATCTACAATGTTCAGATGGTAGAACAATCAGAAGAGATGCTTTCAAGGATAACGACGGTCAAACAGTACCTTTAGTTTGGAATCATCAACACAACGATTCGCAAAACGTACTAGGCCATGCGTTATTGGAAAATAGACCAGAAGGCGTGTATGCTTACTGCAAGTTTAACGATACTCCTGCAGGTAAAAATGCAAAAATGTTAGTTGAACACGGCGATGTGTCTGCTTTATCTATCTATGCAAATCGTCTTAAACAAAACCAAGGTAACGTTACTCATGGTGTTATAAGAGAAGTTAGTTTGGTATTAGCTGGAGCAAACCCTGGTGCATTTATAGATTCTATAATGAGACACGGAGAATGCAGTGATGAAGAAGCTGTAATTTATACAGGTGAAGATTTAGTTTTAGAACACGCTGATAAGGAGGACGAAATGGAAAACGATAACAAAAAAGAAATGACTGTTCAAGACGTTGTTGATTCAATGACTGAAGAACAAAGAAACGTAATGTATGCGTTAATAGGGCAAGCGTTAGAAGACGTTAAACATGGTGAAGATGCTGATGAAAATCAAAATGAAAATAATGGTGAAGGAGAAGATAACGAAATGAAACATAATGTATTCGAAAACGATAATAACAAACAAAACAACATATTATCTCATGCTGATATGGAAATGATATTAAAGAATGCTAAAAGATGCGGTTCTTTAAAAGAAGCTGTATTAGCACATGCTGACGAACATGGGGATGCTATATACGATAATTATGGTATAAAACCAAACGCTGACGGCGAAGGTATATCTATGTTATTCCCAGAATACAAAAATCTTAACAACGTACCAGAATTCATAAAAAGAGACACTGGATGGGTTGCACAAGTAATGGGTGCTGTTCATCATACACCATTCTCTAGAATAAAATCTATGTTTGCTGATATAAGAGAAGAAGAAGCTAGAGCATTAGGTTACATGAAAGGTGACTTAAAGAAAGAAGAAGTATTCTCACTATTAAAGAGAACTACTGACCCTCAAACTATATACAAAAAGCAAAAATTACACAGAGATGACGTTATAGATATAACTAGCTTTGACGTAGTTGCTTGGATTAAAGCAGAAATGAGAATGATGTTAGAAGAAGAAATAGCTAGAGCTATATTAATAGGAGACGGAAGATTAGCTGACGACGATAATAAAATACAACAACAACATATAAGATCTATAGCTAACGAAGATCCTTTATTCGCTATACACAAAGATTTAGTTGTAGCAGAAGGTGAAGAAAGAGCTAAAGGTTTCATCAAAACTTGTATAAAAGCTAGAAAAGATTATAAAGGTTCTGGAGAACCAACTTTATTCTTAGCTGAAGATATGTTAGTTGAAATGTTATTATTAGAAGATAAAAACGGAAGAATAATATATGAATCTGAACAAGCTTTAGCTAGAGCTTTAAGAGTTAAAAATATAGTTTCAGTACCAGTTATGGAAGGTGCTAAAAACTTAGCTAAAAATAAAAATATATTAGGTATAGTAGTTAACTTAAAAGACTATAATGTTGGTGCAGATAAAGGTGGAGCAGTTGCTATGTTCGAAGATTTCGATATAGATTACAATGCTCAAAAATACCTAATCGAAACTAGATGCTCTGGAGCATTAGTTAAACCTTTCTCTGCTATAGTTATAGAAGAAAACGCTCAATAGGAGAAATTCAAAATGGCAAAATTTTGCGGAATAATCGGTTATGAAATAACAACAGAAACTGAGCCAGGAATCTATGAAGAAACTATAGTAGAGCAACAATACTACGGTGACGTTATAAAAAACAATAGACGAATCCAAGATCCGGGTAAAATTAATTTCGATGTTACAATTTCTAATCAATTCAGTATCATAGCCGACCCATTTGCCAATCATAATTTTCATTCCATGAGATACATCGAATTCATGGGTATTAAATGGAAAATAACAGAAGTTGAAGTGCAATTTCCAAGACTAATTCTAAGTGTTGGGGGTGTTTATAATGGATAATAGGTTAAAACTCCAAGAAAAATTAGAGGAGATTTTAGGAAACAATAATGTCTATTTTCAACCCCCAGCATCTGTGAAATTATCGTATCCATGTGTCATATATAGTGTCGGCAATGGCGAGGCAAAACGTGCAAATGATAAACTTTATATGTATACACATAATTATGAAGTTTTGTTCATATGTAAGAAACCTACGATTTCAATAATTGAACAAATGATAAACGAGTTTCAAATGTGCAATTTAACAAGAACATATACTAGTGATAATTTACATCACTATGTGTTTAGTATCTATTTCTAATAAAATAAGGAGGAAGAAAATGGCAAAGTTAGTATGGGATAAAACTGGTGAACGTTTTTATGAAACAGGCGTACGTAACGGCGTACTTTATATACAAAATGATGATGGAGCATATGTAAATGGTGTTGCTTGGAATGGATTAACTGCTGTAACAGAAAGTCCATCAGGGGCTGAATCTACACCTTTATTTGCGGATGACACTAAATATTTAGAGATGAGAGCTGCTGAAGATTTCGGAGCAACTATAGAAGCATATACTTATCCTGAAGAATTCGAAGCTTGTGATGGTTCCGCAGCTTTAGCCGATGGAATCAAAATAGGACAACAAGATAGAATACCTTTCGGATTATGTTATAGAACCGTATTAGGAAATGACGTAAAACAAAACACTTACGGATACAAATTACATTTAATTTACGGAGCAACTGCTTCTCCTTCAGAGAAAGCATATTCTACAATAAACGATAGTCCAGAAGCAATAACTTTCAGTTGGGAAATATCTACTACTCCTATAGAAGTAGATGGTTTCAAACCAACTGCAACTGTTGTTATAGATTCTACAAAAGTTAGCGCTGATTTCTTAGCTGCTTTAGAAGCTAAATTATACGGTAGCGAACAAGAAGAACCTTGCTTACCTACACCTAATGAAATAAAAGCATTAGCACAACAACACGCTAATTAATATATTTAGCCCCACGTGATTTTTACATGGGGCTCTTAAATTTTAAAAAGTAAAGGAGATAAAAATATGTTAAAGAAAACTATAAACTACGTAGATTATAATGGTGTTGAAAGAGTTGAAGATTTCTACTTTAATTTATCTAAAGCAGAATTAGCTGAGATGGAATTATCCGTTGATGGTGGAATGTCTGCTATGTTGGAGAAGGTTGTTAATTCGAATAACAATAAAGAAATAGTAGGAGTATTCAAAGACATAATATTAAAAGCGTACGGTGAAAAATCAGAAGACGGAAAACGTTTCGTAAAGAATAAAGAGATAATGGAAGGTTTTGCGCAAACAGAAGCGTTTAGTGAATTATTCGTAGAACTTGCTCTAGATGAGAACAAAGCGTCTGAATTTATAAAAGGTATTATGCCTGGTGAGTTTAAATAAATGGAAGTATAGGTATGTTGGAAATAATTATACCTGCCAGTGAGTTCTACAATGAACAGACTGAAGAATTTGTATATAACGAAGAACAAAAACTTCGCCTAGAACATTCTTTAGAATCTGTTTCAAAATGGGAATCAAAATGGAATAAACCATTTCTTAGTTCATCTGATAAATCGGTGGATGAGATATTAGACTATATACGTTGTATGACTATTACGAAAGATGTTGCTGATGACGTGTATGAACGATTAACCGATCGTAATATAAGGTCTATAAATTCTTATATAGATGCTCCCATGACGGCAACAACATTTAACGAAGTTAATAATAGACCGAATAGAGAGATAATAACGTCCGAGATAATATATTATTGGATGATAACGTTTAACATTCCATTCGAATGCCAACAATGGCATTTGAATAGATTGTTAGCACTAATCAAAGTATGCAACATAAAAAATAACCCACCTAAGAAGATGAGTCAACAAGAAATACTAGCAAGAAATAAAGCTCTAAACGCTCAACGTAAGCAAAACTTGAACACTAAAGGATAGTAATACGTCTATTTTTTAAAAAGGCGGTGAGTATAGATTGATTAAAATTACAAGTGAAGGCGATTTTTCAAGAACTTTTAAATTTTTGGAAAAAATGCAAAAACTTAATATAAGACAAATTTTAGAAAAACATGCTAAAGCTGGGGTAGTGGCTTTAGCTAACGCTACACCTGTAGATAGTGGTCTCACTGCAAGTTCTTGGACTTATGAAATTAGTGTTTCGGGTGAATCTGCTACTATAAATTGGGTTAATACTAATGTTAATAAAGGTGTTAACATAGCTATTATATTACAATACGGACATGGAACCGGCACTGGTGGTTATGTACAAGGTAGAGATTATATCAATCCAGCCATGAGACCTATTTTTGACAGGATAGCAGAAGAAGCATGGATGGAGGTGGTTAACGCATGAGTTCTGTTGATAATAGAATTGTCAACATGCAGTTTAACAATAAAGGTTTCGAGAGTGGTGTAGCCACTACTTTAAACAGTTTGAAGAAATTAAATGAAAGTCTCAAAATGAAAGACGCATCGAAAGGGTTAACTGATATTAGTGGTAGTTTAAATAAGGTTAATGGTAGTGGACTTTCAGGTTTGAGTAGGGGAGTCGAAGCAGTAACATCTAAATTTTCGGCATTAGGCGTCGTAGCAACTACGGCATTGGTTAACATAACAAATAAAGCAGTAAATGCCGGTTTAGCGCTTGCTAAATCGTTAACTGTAGAACCAATTATGACTGGTTTTAGTGAATACGAAACTAAAATGGGCTCTATACAAACTATACTAACTAATACTGCGCACGAAGGAAAAACTTTAGATGATGTTACTGCGGTATTAGATGATTTAAATAAGTATTCAGACCAAACTATATATAATTTCGCCGAAATGACAAGTAACATTGGTAGATTTACAGCAGCGGGTGTTGGACTTGAAAAATCAGCGATGGCGATTAAAGGTATAGCCAACCTAGCAGCAGCGTCTGGATCATCGTCTCAACAGGCATCCACTGCTATGTATCAATTATCACAAGCGTTGGCTGCTGGTAAAGTAAGTCTTATGGACTGGAACTCAGTTGTAAACGCTGGTATGGGTGGTAAACTATTTCAAGACGCATTAATAAGAACATCCGAAGTTTTAGGAACTAATGCTGAAGATATGATAAAAAAATATGGAAGTTTCAGGGAATCTTTAACTAAAGGTGAATGGTTGACTTCCGAAGTATTAACCGAAACATTAAAACAATTAGCTGGCGCTTATACTGAAGCTGAGCTTATAGAACAAGGATATACGGAATCACAAGCAAAAGATATTGTTAAACTTGCTGAAACTGCTACTGCAGCCGCTACAGAAGTGAAAACAGTAACGCAATTAATAGATACTATGAAGGAAAGTGTTCAATCTGGTTGGGCAGAATCTTGGGAACATGTTATAGGAGACAAGGATCAAGCAACCAAGACTCTTACTGCGGTTAAAGATGCATTTGATTCAATGTTAGAACCTTCAACTAAAGCTAGAAATAACATGCTTAAATTCTGGAATGAAGCTGGAGGTAGAGATCAAGTAATAACAGGATTATCTAATATCTTTGGTAGCTTAGGTAAGGTTCTAGGTTCGGTGAAAGATGCGTTCAGAGAAGTATTTCCGCCTATGACTGGTAAAACGCTGGTTAAATTATCTGAAGGATTTAAGGATTTTACAGAAAGAATCAAAATAAGTGACAAAACGGCTAAGAATATTAAAGATACATTCCAAGGTGTATTTTCTGTATTTGGTGTGGTCGGAGACGCATTCAAATCAGTCATTAGTATATTTAGTTCGGGAGTGGGTATATTTAGTAAGTTAGGTGATGCTGCTCTAACAGTGACATCTAACATAGGAAAATTCTTTACTAATATATATGAAAGTTTACATGCTAGTAGAATATTTGAAAACGCAGCAAATACTATAAAATCAGGATTGAATTCAGTTCAGAGATTCTTCGCATCATGTGGCGAAACATTAGGTAACTTCTTTTCTAGTCTTAGTAAACTTGACTTTCAGCCTATATTAGATTTTCTAGGTGAAATAGCCGGAAGTTTAGGAAAAGGTTTAGGGACAGCATTCGAAGGTATAGGCGAAGCTATAGGTAAATTAAACCTTAATAGTGTGGTAGCTATGCTTACAGCGTTTGCTGGAAAAGATGTATTTAAGACCCTTAAAGATAGTATATTAGGAATAAAAGATACTGTCAGTTCATTAACTTCTTTTGACGATATAGGTAAAGGTATAACTAGTGCACTCAGTAGTGTTAAAGATGTGTTACAAGCATATCAAACGGACCTTAAATCTGACACATTAATTAAGATAGCGGCAGCGATAGGTCTTCTAGCAGCGTCATTGATACTATTAGCATCTATAAAACCAGCACAGATGGAAAACGCTTTAGTAGCAATGACGACTATGCTTATCGAATTAGTAGCCGCACTTGCGGTACTATTCAAAGTTATGGGTCCTACGAAATTCTTACAACTTAACGGATTAGCGACAGTTTTAATAGGGATAAGTGTGGCGATAGGTCTTCTAGCGGCAGCGATGAAACTTCTTTCGGGAATATCGTGGGATGGTATATGTAAAGGATTAGTCGGTATAGCTGGTTCGATGTTAGTATTAGTCGCTGGAGTTAATATGATGAAAGCTAGTGTTAGTGGATTGATGACGACCGCAGCAGCTATGATAGCTGTGGCAGCAGCATTAGTTGTTATGTCTGAAGCGGTTAAACGTTTCGGAGAATTGGATTGCGCTGATATGCTACAAGGTCTTTTAGGTGTAGGTGTGGCTCTTGTAGAGTTAGCGTTATTCTCGAAATTAACTGCCGCTAACCAAATGAGCTTGGCTAGTAGTGCGGGTATATTGGTTTTAGCGGGAGCTATGTTGGTACTTCAAAATGCGGTAGCTAAATTCGGAGAAATGGATATAAACTCTATAATTAAAGGGTTAGCTAGTGTAGCTGCATTGTTATTGGAAGTAGCGGCGTTCTCGAAATTAACATCAGGAGCAACCGGAATGTTAGCTACATCGGCCGCTATGGTTGTGATGGCTGGGGCTATAAATCTAATGGTGCCTCCGATCGAAAAATTAGGACAATTAACATGGGGCGAAATAGCAAAAGGATTAACATCTATGGCTGGAGCTTTAGCTATATTAGGTGCTGCTTCCGCTGTTATATCTGGAGCGAAACTTACTTCAATTAGTGTTGGGGTAGCCGCTATGTCAGCAGCTATGCTATTATTGGCACCCGCGTTAAAATCGTTAGGTGGAATGTCATGGGAACAAATAGCTAAAGGGTTGGTTACCATAGCTGGTGCATTAACTATATTCGCAGTAGCGATGGCGACTATGACTACTGGATTAGCTGGAGCAGCAGCCGTATTAGTAATGTCAGCAGCATTAGCAGTTTTAACACCTCAGTTAATAGCTATGGCTAATTTAAGCTGGGGTCAAATAGCAGCTGGGCTAGCAATGTTAGCTGGAACATTTGTTGTATTTGGTGTGGCCGGTTTAGCTTTAGGGCCTATAACTCCTGTGCTAATAGCATTAGCGGCTGCGGTAGCGTTATTAGGAGCTGGTTGCGCGGCAGCTGGCGCAGGAGTAGCGTTATTTGCTACCGGTATGGGTGCTTTAGCTGGAATAGGTGCGGCTGGAGGATATGCGTTAGCAGAAATCCTTAGACAGTTAATTAATTTGATTCCTCAATTCGCCTCTGCATGTGGTAAAGCATTAATTGAGTTTGCGAAAGCTATTGGTGAAGGTATGCCTACTCTAGCTAAAGCGTTCGGAGATATGTTAACCGGTCTATGTCAAACTATAGCACAAGCGGTTCCAGATATAGTGGAAGCTGGCCTAGCATTATTAGAAGGGCTTTGTCAGGTACTAGAAGAAGGAGGTCCTAGACTTATAGAAGTGGCTGTCGATATGGTTATAGCATTAGCGGAAGGATTATCATCTAACGCTGAAAAATTAGTCGATGCCGCTGTAGACTTAGTCGTTAATGTATTAAATGCCTTAGAAGGCAAAGTAGAAGAGTTAATTCAAGCCGGTATAGATTTAGCTATAGCTATAATAGAAGGTCTAGCTGACGGTATAAGTGATAACCAACAAAGAGTCGAAGATGCTATTGAGAAGCTAGGTCAAGCATTGATAGATGCGTTTAAATCTTTACTAGGAATTCATTCTCCGTCTACTGTGTTTGACCAAGCTGGTCAAGACACAATACAAGGTCTTATAAACGGTATAAATTCAAAAGTAAATGAAGTCCTTACTAAGATTAGAACATTAGCAACTGATATGATAAAATCAGTGAAAGATAAAATAAATGAATGGTTAACTGCCGGTAAAGAGATGATAGGAAACTTAGTTAGCGGCATTACGAGTAGAGCATCTGAGGTTAAAACTAATATTCAAGACGCTGTATCGCGAGCATTAACGGCAGCGAGAACTAAAGCCGGAGAATTCATATCAGCGGGTTCTGAAATGATATCTAAAATAGTATCTGGTATATCTTCTAAAGCTTCTGAAATAGCTACTAGGATTAGAACAGCTATATCTAACGCTAAAAGCAGAGCATCAAGTATAGCAAACCAATTTAGATCGGTAGGTACTAATATAATTAGTTCATTAGTTAGTGGTATATCTTCCATGGCTAGTAACGTCGCATCAAAGGCGCGTTCTGTTGTAGAAGGAGCCATTAGCGCGGCCAAAAAAGCATTAAAGATTAATTCACCTTCTAAAGTATTTATGGAGATAGGTGATTACACAGTTCAAGGTTTCGTTAAAGGATTGACTGATAACGCTAATACCGTAAATGCTCCTGCCGAGAATCTTGCCAAAAGAGCCATAGAAGGTGTATCTAATACGGTAGCTAGAATATCTGATATTTTATCCGGGGATATAGATGCTAATCCAGTCATATCACCGGTTATGGATTTATCGAATGTTGAAAATGGGGCTAAAACTATACGCGATATGATGGCTGAAAGCGATAAGTTCTCTATAAATGCTGATGCAACTGGTGCTATATCAAGAAGTATAGGTAACATTCAAAATGGAAAAGATAATGCTGACATATTGGCTGCATTAAAAGATCTTAAAGCTAGTGTTAGTAGCGGCGGAAACACTACTTACCAAATAAACGGAATAACTTATGATGATGGAAGTAATATTACAGATGCGGTCGCTACTCTGATAAGAGCTGCTAAAATAGAAAGGAGGATTTAATATTGGCTAATACCTATTATACAGTAAAAAAAGGCGATACTTTAAGTGGTATCGCCAAAAAGTATGGTACTACCGTAGCATACCTGGCAAAACTTAATAATATAAAGAATGTCAATCTAATATATGTGAATCAGAAATTAATTATATCTGGTCAAGCTAGTCAATCGCAAGTCAATACGTCTTCTACTAATACTCCTACTATTGATGCATTTGGTCTACAAGCCAGTACGGATAGAACTGTATTTGCAACTTGGATATGGACTAAAAGTAATACTGACCACTATAAAACTATATGGTATTACGATACTGGTAACGGTGTATGGTTTGTAGGTGATGAATCTACAACTACGAACACTCAAAGTATATATACTGCCCCAAATAATGCCGTAAAAGTTCGTTTTAAAGTTCAACCAGTATCGAAAACAAGAAAAGTTAACGGTAAAGAAACTAGTTATTGGACTGGTAAATGGTCTACGATTAAAGAATATTCATTTGCTAATAATAATCCTGTTGTACCACCACAACCAAGACTGTCCATAAGACAATACAATGCTATCGTAGTCATAGATAATATCAACGACGACGCAACTCATATAGAGTTTCAATTACTAAAGACCACTAGTAACGAATATGCCGAGGCATATTCCATATATAAAACAGGTAGTGCTACAATCTATAGTGGTTCAGCAACATACACTGCTACTATATTGGCAGGATATAAGTATAAAGTTCGTGCTAGAGCATATCGTATAGCGTCAAATAAAACTACTAAAATATATTCAGACTGGACTGATTATTCAGATTCTGCGGAAACCATACCGTCAGGAGCAAGAAGTCCGATAAAAGTAGTAGCGTCATCGACTACGTCGGTACATCTTTCTTGGAATGCGATAACTACGGCTAAAACTTATGATGTCGAGTATGCTTCTAAAAAAGAATACTTGGATGGCTCTAATGCGACAACAATAATTAGTAGTATCGAAACTACTACCTATGAGGTAACAGGACTTCAATCTGGAAGCGCCTATTATTTCAGGATGAGAGGGGTAAATGACGAAGGCGCGGCTCCTTGGTCCGAGATAAGTAGCGTGCTAGTCGGTAGTAAACCTGCAGCACCAACAACTTGGTCGTCAACTACGACAGCTATATCAGGAGAATACGTTGAGCTGTATTGGCTCCATAATTCGGAAGACGGCTCAAAACAAAATAAATCAGAATTAGAATTGTTTATAGACGGCGAACTTACTACTGAGGTTGTAAATGGATCTCCTGACGATGATGAAACAGCTTCTAAGTATTCTCTGGATACCTCTATATATAATGAAGGCGTTTCGATATCATGGAGGGTTAGAACATCCGGTATAACAGAAGAGTATGGCGATTGGTCTGTATCTAGGGAAATTTATATTTATGCGCCAGCTACATTGGATTTACAAGTATTAGATGAAGCCGGTAACGATCTTGATATTTTAGAACGTTTTCCGATATACATTGTAGCCGAAGCTGGGCCAAGCACTCAATCGCCTCTTAGTTATCATGTATCGATAAAGGCTAATCAGTCTTATACGATAGCGGATGAGACAGGTAGAGAGAGATTAGTATCTAGAAAACAAGAAATATATTCGAAGTATTTCGATACTTCAGGAATCTTAGCTTATAGTATAAATGCCGGTGACGTAGCGTTGGAAAATAATATTAGTTACACGTTAAATTGTACGGTGTCAATGAATTCAGGTCTAGTAGCTGAAAATTACAGAGATTTCACAGTATCTTGGATAGCCCAGTCACAAGAAGTGAATGCTGAAATAGCAATAGACCATGATGTGTTAAGTGCGGGAATAAAACCTTATTGTGGCTATAAAGATGTTTTACATTACGAAGTTGTGTATAATTCCGAAAAAGAATTATTTATAAAAACGAATAACGTTATAGGAGCGTTGGACGGGGAAACTGTAGGTCATCTTACTACGAGCGGAGATATCGTATACAAAGCAACTTACGGAGATGGTTCACAAGTATATTTCTGTTTAGGCTTATCGGAGTATACTAATCTTATACCGGATATGGTTTTATCTGTATATCGAAGAGAATACGATGGATCTTTCACGCTAATTCAAAATAACATACCGAACGAAGGTAATATGTTTATAACGGATCCACATCCAGCGCTGGATATAGCTCGCTATCGTATCGTGGCTATGGATAAAACTACAGGAGCTATAAGTTTCGATGATATTCCGGGTATTCCGGTTAACGAAAAGAGTATAGTTATACAATGGGATGAAGATTGGGTGGATTTCGATCTTTCAGAGGATGGAGAAATAGACGAAAAGCCATGGGCTGGTTCCATGGTTAAACTACCTTACAATATAGAAATAACGAACAAGTATAAAAACGATGTCAGTTTCGTTAAATATATAGGTAGGGAAAATCCAGTCAGCTATTATGGCACACAAAAAGATGTTAGCGCTAGTTGGAAAGTAGAAATACCTAAATATGATAAAGACACATTATATGCTATAAGACGACTGTCAGCTTACAACGGAGATGTGTATGTTCGAGAACCTTCGGGTATTGGTTACTGGGCGAATGTTACGGTGTCATATAGTCAGAAATATCGTGATTTGACTATACCTATAACTATTGAAGTTACAAAAGTAGAAGGAGGTGTATAATTTGGTAGATTGGACGTCTAGTATGCAACAATCATTCGAGTATTATATCGTAGACCCGTTGACATGGAAAGATGCTAAACGAGTTGATAGTGTTATTGCGTCCACTATTATTAGAGATTTGAACGCTGAAACTCTTGGATCTGCGGCGTTAAATATTTCGGAAATTCTAGACGAGTGCTATATCAGAATTTACATGATAGTATTTCAAAATGGACGAAGTGAGAAAATACCTTTAGGCACTTATCTATTCCAATCGCCTGCTTATTCGTTCGACGGTAAGACTAGAAGTATAGTGATGGACGGTTATACACCTTTGATAGAATTAAAAGAGAATTACCCGCCATTAGGATACTCATTGTTCATTGGTAATTATATATTGGAAAAATCTTATCAGATCGTAAGAGAACAGGCTAGAGCTCCGGTCATAGAAACTCATGACAGTACTCAATTAATTACCAATTTTATATCAAACTCCGAAGATACTTGGATAAGTTTTTTATATGATTTATTAGCAAATGCTAAGTATACTTTGGGATTGGATGAAATCGGTAGAATTATATTTGAACCAGATCAAAGTCTTACATCTCTTCAACCGGTATGGACATATAACGATAGTAATAGTTCTATATTGTATCCGTCGTTAGAGGTTAATAGAGATTTATATGGAATACCGAATGTTGTAGAGGTTGTTTATTCTAACGGTAACACTTGCCTGTACGCGTCTGCTGAAAATAATAACAGCGATAGCCCTACGTCCATTCAAAGTAGAGGACGACGTATAACAACCAGAATAAGTAAACCCGATATAGTGGGAACGCCAACTCAGTCCATGTTACAAGAATACGCCAATCGTATGTTAAGAGAACTATCATCGTTAGAGTATACTATAACGTATACTCATGGGTATTGTCCGGTTAGATTGGGCGACTGTGTCCGTCTAGATTATAAAGAAGCTGGATTAAATGGCGTCAAAGCCAAGGTTATAAGTCAATCCATAAAGTGTGAGCCTGGTTGTCCGGTTACAGAAAAAGCAGTATTCACTACTAGTTTATGGGGGTGATATGAATGAATTTACCACAAGATTTAATAACGGCTTTTGCTAAAATAACGAATGATAATAAAAAAGATAAAAACGAAACAGTATTATATGGTACTACCGTAATTCAAAATGGCGTTAGATATGTCAAAATAGATGGATCCGATGTATTAACTCCAGTACAATCAACGGCTGTTATTCGTTCTGGCGCCAGAGTCACTATAATGCTAAAAAATCATCAAGCAATAGTTACAGGTAATTTAACGGACCCATCGGCAAGTTCCGAGGATGTTAGTGGATACTTGGACTCTAAAGTTGATATTAGCGAATTCGAGTTAACCATTAGTGAGTTATTAGCAACGATAGATGCTCTCACTAAGCGTATAGAACAGTTAGAAAATCCTGAAAGTGGAGGTGAATAATTTGGCTATTTACGCTAGTAGAACACTTAAAATAATGGAAAACAATACAGTTATGGATAAAGATATTATCCTATATAAGGGTAATAAAAACATTTATATTTTTCTTACCATCGATAACTTAGCATTCGGTGTCAAAAATCTATTGACGAATTATGAAACAAAAATGCCATCGCATGCATATATCATGCTATTGTCTCCTCTATATGAAGAAATACCGATAGGGAAGACACTAATGGAAGATAATAGGATACAATTCTGCATAAGCGGAGAAATGATTGATGAATTATCCGAAGTTGGTGATTACACAATGGTTATAGACTTATATGATTCTATTGGAGATTCTCTATTAACTATACCGCCTATAGAGAATCAATTGAAAGTGAGAGATAGAATAACGTCTTTAATAGACGACTAAGTTAGGTCCGCTTCGGCGGACTTAAATTTATTTTTAGAAAGAGGTGAAAAAATGGCGATTTATACAGAACGTACAGTGAAAGTAAATAACAACAAATCATCTATGGATAAAGACATTTATATTTATAGGGGTAACAGAAACATAGAGATACATTTCACATTAATCGACCCGCAGTTCAAGTTTAAGGATGCGAATATGGTAGAAAGATTATCGCCTTCACATGCGTACGTTACATTACTGAACCCGCAGAATATACAAATAGGTACAGGTAAAACAGAAGTTGTTGATGGTATTATAAAAACGATAATACCTTCTGCTATGATAGATAAAAAAACAGAGTGTGGCGATTATGTAATAGTTATAGATTTATATGACGAAGATGGAGATGCGTTGTTGACCATTCCTCCGATTGAAAAACAATTTCATGTTTTAGAAAGAATGACTGAGATTGATGATATTCCGGATGAATTAAGATTCGTATTCGATGAACAAACTGAAAATTTAGATGTTGTTAATATAGACGTTACTTATAGCGGTGATGGAGAAATAAAAACTATAGAAGGTATACCATTACACGATACAAGAGCGAGAGAAATCATGTCCGAATTAATAGAAGACGTAGATAATTTCAATGTTACAGTTAACGAAGCGGTCGGTACTATAAATGGCATTCAAGTCGATGTTGAGGAAAAATTATCCCAAGTAGATGATACGTTAGGCGATATACAAGAGGTTATAACTAATGCTAATATACAAGAGTTACGAGATAAAGATGACGCATTGGTTGCCAAAGATGCTGAACTAGAAGCTGCGATAGCTATTTTACAAAATCAATTAGGAAATAATATAACAACATTAGCGTCGGATATAAATGATATAAGAGGGGTGTTATAGAATGTCAAATCTTAATACTTTAGTTAACGAAGTAGCTACTATAAAAAATGATATACTAACATGCCATGAAAATTTAAAAAATAAACTAATTGAAATGGGAATAGACGTTGATAATAAAAAACTAGGAGAATTGATAGAGTCTGTTGACGCTGATTCGGTTGCTAAGATACCTAAATGGATGATCGGTACTTGGCATGTACGTACGGGATTTATTGCAGCAAGGTATGCTCACGCTTCAGCGGTGATTGATCAGACTATATATTCTTTTGGGGGCTATAATGGCAGCGTAATTAAATCTTTTGTTTGGAATAACGTTGCAGACAATACTAGGGGTTCACTCTCAGACATGCCGGTGAGTCTTATGTGGCATGCGGCAGCTGCTGTTGGTAAATATATATATGTCATGGGAGGAGATAAAACAAGATATAATAATGAAATTGTTCAGACTAATTATTGTTATGACGTAGATAATGATATTTGGACTGAAAAAACGTCCATACCATATTCTATAAAGGCAGCGACTGCTATTGCTGCTGGTAATAATATATATCTTATGGGCGGGGTTAGTACGGATGTTGTTAATTTAAACTATCGTTATGACGTTGTTTTAGATGAGTGGTTTCCAATGGAATCGATGCCGTATAGTGTATCCGAGCATGCTGCGGTGGTAAAAGGTAAATATATATATGTACTCGGTGGTCGTAATAATGACGGGGATAATGTTAATTATAATCTTCGTTACGATATAACTGCTAATCAATGGACAGAACTTGAACCAATACCGATGATCTTAAGTAGACATAGCGCTGTAGTTTGCGGTAATTATATTTATCTGTACGGTGGTAAAAAAGATACTACCGATAAAGATAATAGTACATTTTATCGCTATAGTATATCATCGGATGAATGGACGACGATTACCGTTCAAACTGGTTCTCCAGGTACCCTTTCATATCATACAGCAGTGGCTATAGATAACGGTATGTATATACTCGGTGGATATAATACCGCATCGTCAGCAAGCGTTTATTGTTGTATATGCGAATAATTATATTTTTAGGAGGTGAAATAATGAAAGAATTCTTTAGTAATGCTAAATTCAGAAATCCATACTTCTGGTTGTCTATGTTTGGATTGATATTTGCCGCAGCTGGAGTAGACTTTGAAGCTCTGACATCATGGCAACTATTAGGAAAAGCATTATTCGACATAGCAGCAAATCCAGTAGCCATAGTAGCTGTTATAACTGCTATGCTTGGTGTATGGAACGATAACTCTACAAAAGGTATGGATAAACTAAAAAATAAGGAGGAATGACGTTGGGTATAGTGGAGATTGCTAGTATTGTTTCCGCTATAGTAATAATCGTTGGCACATGTTATAAAACATTCAGCATGTGTCATCGAGTATTACGTACTCTAGAAGAGTTTGAAGATTCGAACAAACGTAATGAAATGCATATAATGAAACTTGGTTTGTTTAACGAAGGTCTTCCACTCGTTGATAGAATACAATGCGGAAAAAGATATCTTGAATTAGGAGGAAACGGAACAGGAAAAATACAATACGAAATGTTAGTGAGAAAAATGGAAAATTCCATAGATCAGAAATTCAACGATAATTTTTAGAGAGGTGATTTCATGATTTACACAGAGAGAACCGTTCGAATAAGTAAAGATAGAGCTAAGATAAATGCATCTATAGTGCTATATCGAGGCGATAGAGATGTTGAAATTATATTTACAATAGTCAATTCGAATTATAAATTTAAATCTGCACAAAATAGTGCTAATGTAATAGAAAGCACACAAGCCTCATATGGCCAGTTGGCTATATTAAACCCTAATGGAGAAAACATAATCTCGGAAGTCACAAAATGTCAAGATGGCATGGTTATATTTAAGATAACGGGAGATATGATAGACGAAATAGACGAAGTTGGATTATATTCTTTTCACATAAGATTGTATAATGAAGACCAAACATCTAGAATAACTCTACCGCCGATAGTAGACGGTATTGATTTAAGAGAACCACTTGCGATATAGTAATTAGGAGGTGATGGATCGATATGATATTTGCTACCGTAAATTTAACGATTAAAGAAGACGAATCGGTATGCGATGAAAACATAACTTTATACAGAGGAGACAGAAACGTACAAGTACGTTTTGTTCTAGTTAATAACATATTCAAAGTGGTAAATCAAACGTATGCCCAAATGATAATTATTAGACCATCGAAAGAGTCTCTCTTTACGCAGACCGAAAGGATCGCGAATGATACAGTGGTGCTAACTATTACCGAAGAAATGATTGACGAGCTTGAGGAAGTTGGTAGCTACGTGTTTCAAATACGTTTGTACGATGATACTATGACTTCTCGTATAACATTGCCGCCATGTAATGCGGGTTTATACGTTGGAGAACCGATAGCAATAGAAGGCGATACGCGTATAAACGATGCTAGAATAAATTTCGCCGCCGTTAAATATTCAGATGAAACGTCGGATACGTTTGACGAAGAAGGTAATTATAATATTACAGAATGGTTAAGCGGCGATATTATATCGGATGTTAGAATGAATAAAATAGAGAATGCTTTATATTCTATAAACGAGAAAGCCAGTGCGTCTAACGATGTAGACTTAAGCGGTTATGTAACTGACGAAGAATTAGAAGCTAAAGGATATTTAACAGGTATCCCTGAAGAATACGTAACTGACGAAGAATTAGA